CATCCTAAGAGACAGCCCATGCCTATTTCGTCTAACAGGAGGCAACGGGTAATTGAGTTTGCGACGCCCAAGGTCGCTGACCTTGTAATCGTCGAGCGCGTTGACTGTAGCAAAAACGTCAACGCCGCCGCTACCGCTTACGACAGCACTTACGGGACCTCACACCCCGACGATACCCGGTTCCCTAATTTCCGGTTGGCCCTCATCAAGAATTCTGATGATGACCAAGGACAATATCAGGACTGGTATTACGTAAAGGACAGGGCTAATCAAGACGACTACAACTGGGAGTTCCAAGCGGCAGGAGCCGACAGCCCACGATACGATACCGTTGTAAGGACATACCTGATACGTAGGATGGCGGACCCCGACAGCGACGGCGTGGCGGACCCTAGTCCAGCTGGAACAGGTCCGGTTCAGGGTGTAGATTACTACGATACGAACATACCTAAAATTGGTTTTAATACTGCATCCAACACGAACGATTTACTTAAACTAGGGCAACGGAAAGACGAATGCACTTATATGCCATCGGGGGACACCTCATTGACTCCTTTTAATGGGGTTTTCTTAACCGATACCACCCCCGACCCAGATTTAACTTCTTCCCCAAATAAGTTTGATACAGATTACATTTTCTTTGAGCGTAAGCAGGTCCGTTCAGGAGATGAGTTTCTGGATTCCTTATACGTTGTAGAGCAAAGAGTTTATGTTAAGCGGGTATCTCATTACCGCGTTGATGCTGATGACGCATTCCCCTATAACGATCCCGCTGACGGTTCATCTACTTCAAACTTCGGCGTCTTAATATCTAAGGAAACGATCCTACATAGGAATGAAACTGTTAAAGCCACTACAGCTTTTCTAGATGCTGACGCTGGTGATGAGGGGGTGCAGGAAGACGGTTCCCCCGGCTTGATAGCGGTAACGGGTCCAGTCTCCGATTACGGGAAGTCTGCTTCTTATGTTTTTACGAACCCCAACACTATATATGAAGTAAGCAATCAAGCTCATACCCACGATGGTGTAGGTAGTGACCAAAATTACAATTTTTGGGGTGTAGACGCTTATGGCATCATGCGTGAGGGTAAGCAGTTGTCCGACAACTGGTATGCTTTAGTTGAGCGTCAAGTAGTGGAAACTATTGGCGCTACTAATCAAATAAATAAATACATGACCTATCAAAACTATTCATGGCCCGCTGTTCTTGATGGGGCAAACACAGCGAATGAAGACGGGCAAATAGGAGGTGCGGGTGTAAGTGGTTTTACATGGACTAGAAAGAATGGTGGGGGCGACACGGTGGTATACCCCATTTATAAGAGACACGCTTATAGTGGACCTACAAAGGTAGAGGTGACCTTGTTTTGGAGAAAGGAGAAGTTCCCAGTAGACACCTATACTGACGGACGGGACGGGGGAAACTCTAAGTTAACTAACATAGTTACCATGCAACCCATTCCGATTAGTTTTGTGTCCCCCTTAGAATCTTTAAACATAGGGCCCACGTTGCATGACGAGATAGAAATATTTATTACGACTGGAACAGACCACCCCGTGTGGGAGTTAGCCGGGGCTAATTTTAGCTATGAGGCTACTAATTACATAGATTGGCCCACAAGCATTATAATTTCAGACACGCAGAAGCCATACCGTGGTGGTTGGTTGCGCGAACGTGTGAGGGCGTTCCAGCCTGAGTTGGGTCCGGGGGCCGATAAAGTAGAAACAGACCCATCTACGTCGCTCGTCACCTAATATGTTATGGCGGACTCTCCTACTAATGAATTTCCACAACACGGTGGGCAGGGTAAGGGACCTTACGGTGCGGGTTGGCCTGACAATCAGTTAACTACCCCCAACTTCCGTGGACGTAGGTTGGGTGAGCATAACCCGGACGTTTACACTACAAATTACCCGGACTACGCAACAACCGCAACACACGTCAACCCTCCGTCAGACCCGGAAGCTATAGGTATTAAAGTGCATCCGTTCAAGTTAGAACGGTATACTAAAATACTAACTAACGAAGAAAGATATTTGGGTCTTGGTGGTGATGCAGACCCCGCCACAGTTAAAACCTTGCGTGTTTATTACGGTGAGTTGTGGTCCACTGTATCCGTCATAAAAACTAAAGCCACTTTAGTTGCGGACGCTTCTTTGTCTCCGGGTGCTTCTGACCCTAACGTCAATGTATACGGTATTTCCAGTCAGTTAGAGATACCGGGAATAAACCGGACAGTTATCCCTCAGTTTTCCGATGTAGGCGGAGGAGATGACCCTAACGCTATTAGGCGAGAGGTCCATAAGTTCGTAGAGTTTTCGGAAAAGTTTGATAAAGCGTTTGGTGAGGCTGTAAGTGACGGAGGGTCCTACGGTATAGTTATATTAAAGTTTCATGTAAACGTAGATGAAAGTTCAGATACTCCAGTGGGCGAGATCACAAGAGCGTATATAGACTTAGTGCCCACTACGGATGACATTGGCGTTGATCAATTAATAGAGGAGTTAGCCGAAAAAGAAAAGGATGGGAATGACGGGCTTCGCCGTGAGAATGATAACGAAGGCATATATACCGTTGTTATTGGTGAGAGCCGAGACATGGAACTACAAGAAGACGACCCCGACAATCTCGGACAGAAAAGACTAGTCAACGAGGGAAAGTCACCTATAGACCAACAGGTTTACGACAACATATACTGGGCGGCTACTATAGTCACTGGTTCCGACAGTGTAAATGAACCTCAGACACCCCCGCCACCACCCCCAGTAACAACTACATACATTACACCATCATATCCCGGTCCCGGAGTCGTGGCTGTCGAGCCACCTCCCCGTAATATAGTCGTTATCAACGGAAACAAGAACGTCCAAGGGAACGAATAACCCACCCCTTGAAATAACCACCATTTCCCCTATATTAACGAGTCATGCCTACCGCAACAGTTTCTCAGCTAAGTGCTAAATACCTCAAGTATTTAGACAAGGCAGACCTTACAGGTAATGACGCGTCAGACCTGAACGCCTTCGAGGCCGCTCTGAACGAGGTAATGCCCCGTATATACCAGATGGGGTTATGGCGTGATATGCTTACCACCTTAACCGAAGTGGACGTTAGTAGCGGGACATACGTTCTGGACGACCCATACGATTGTATCCTGTCGGCTATATTAGGTGATGACCCGACTATTATTAATAGCGTGTGGCACGATTACCGATTATTCGGGGAGCCCTCGGAAGGCTCTTCTTCGACTACCCTGATGGGTGGTTTTATTGACGACGGGTATAACGCTTCCGGTAAACGCGTATACCGGGTAGGTCCAGTCAATTCAACGACCAAGGCCACCTTACTGGTCCGCCGCAAATGGGTGGACGTAGACGCTGGGCCCAATACGGTATACATACCGAACGACGCAACGGTCATAAAGCACGCGCTTCTGGGCAAACTGGCCGAGGATAACGCGGACGTGGAGCGTGCCGATTACCATTGGGGCACGTCCCAAAGATTAATGGAGGCTGACCTCGACTCTTACAGGGGCGGGGCCAAGCCCAAACTACACCTCGCGCCTGACGGGATAGGCGGAGGAATGGCAGGAATGTATTAATTTCAAACAAACAAGATAATTAGCTATGGCTACAAACAACATTGAAAAACAATCCTTCGGAGAAGCCGGAGCAACTTTTGAGGCTAGGGCGGGAAGCGATAGTGTTGCCCATGTGGGAGAATACTGCGCTATCCTTATAGTAGAAGCCGCTTCTTTTTCTACCCTTACATGGGCAGAATTGAATGTCGATTCTGCTGGAGCCGCTGTATCTCCTGCCGCTGACGCAATAACTGGACACACTTTTCCGGCGGGGGTTACTATCTACGGACAAATTACAGCGTTTACTATTACTTCAGGTAAAGTCCTCGCCTATCACGCCGCCTAAAGAACGATGGCCCTTGGAGCAGGATTATCAACGAGGGCTATTGTTAAGCCCGTCCCGCGTTTGCGGATGAAGTGGGTTATACCTTCAGGATTTTTTGAAGATAAGAAAATCGTATTACCTACCCATGCTAACGGGACATATGACTATCATGTTGATTGGGGCGATGGATCATCTGAGGATGTAACTGCGGCAGGCAATACCAGTTTTGGTGGGACTACTCTGAATGGTTTATATCACACCTATTCGGCAGCAGGGACGTATTACGTCACAGTCACGGGTAAGATAAAGGGGTGGAGCTTTAACGCTGAAGCGTCATCTTTTAATAATTACAAATCTAAAATAAAAGATGTTATGGAGTGGGGGCCTCTTGAAATTGGCCCGAACCCCGCTGGAGGCAGTTCTAGAGAAGGGGGGCAATTCAAGGGTTGCTCCGGTTTAACTGGGTCAGCAACAGATAGACTGCACTTAGGGGGTAATACTAATCTATACGAGATGTTTTCGGGATGTTCCGCTTTGGATGCTAACGGTTTAGTGAACATGAACACTTTGGCGGTAACCAATATGGGGCTGATGTTTTATCAGTGCGATGCTTTTAATAAAGACTTCTGCCCTGAGTTTTCCAGTGCAGGTATTACGGCGGCAAAATCGAATGGGCTTTGGGGATTTATGGCGGCGGCATCAAGTGGTGTCTTCAACAAGTCGTTCCCCAATGCGTTCACATCTAACATGAATCAAAATACTGACTTTCAGTTTATGTTTTTGAGACAATCGAACTTTAATAATTCAACTGTTCAGTCGTTCAATATGTCTGCGGCTATATCTATAAACAATATGTTTAATCTTTGCACTTCTTTCAATCAAGACCTTGCGGGTTGGGATATTAGTAATGTTGGAGGGACTTTTCCCGGAGATGATTCTCCGTCTACCGACATGACTCAGTTCATGGCAGGAGCCAATGCATTGTCTACATCAAATTACGATTATACTCTTGAGTATTGGGGAGCCGCTAGTGTCCAAAATGGCGTTAATATATCTTTTGGTGACGCTACTTTTACGGCTGATTCAGCCGCCGCTACTGCACGGGCGCATTTGGTATCTAGCCATAGCTGGAGTATTTATGATGGGTCATAGCATGACGAATATAACGAATAGCTCTAAGTGGGTCATCGCTACGGACGATGGCATCTCCTTTACAGGGGTTTTTAAGATGACCCCCAGTAATACATTATCTACAACTAAAGCTTATATTTTTACAGATGATACGGAAGACGGATTGATGGAACAAGTTTTCGTTAACCCTGAAAGAGAGGATATACTTTTCTTTTCCGAACCCCAGTATGTCATCGAAAATTTAACACCGAAACCGTTGCCGTGAACACCGGAGAGATAATCACTAAAGGAACGACAGGCATCGCTGGCTCAGTCTTGGCGGTTCTCTCTCCTTACCAAGAACATATGGAGTGGGCGATTCAAGTATTAGGAGGTCTTTTAGGAATTGCAGTGGCCGTGGTTTCGCTGTATCATCTACTTAAGAACAAGAATAAAAAATGAGTAAAGAAGCATTAATGGGCCTTTTTCGCCATCTGCTGACCTTCGGAGGGGGTTTCCTCACAGAACGTGGGATAGCTACCGGAGAAGAAGTCCAGACAGGTGTCGCGGCAGTTGTTACACTTATTGGACTGGTTTGGTCTGTCCTTAACAAGAAGAAGTGAAGTTCTTCCGGCTGTTAACCGCCGCGCTGGAGGCATACATAGCGTATGCGAAGTGGCGGCAGAGAACATACGTTTATGACTTGGAAGATAATATTGATGATTTGGCTTCCGACGGTAGCCCTGCTTCAAAGTTGCGTATGGAACGACTCGCCAAACGACTTAAACGAGAGCGCGATGTATGATCCCCCGACCGTGACCCTCATCGAAGGATTTAAATATCCTTTCGTTGAGGGGACACTAATGGGTAGGGGCCAAAAGTTTCATTCAGATTATAGTTATCGTCGCGCTGTAATTATAGGGGGAGGCGGTAAATGATCGCGTTGTGCGTAGGGCATAGCCGACAAGGGGACTGTGGCGCTTTATCCGTTAACGGGACCAGTGAGTATGATTACAATACCGGGTTAGCTGACCTTATAGAGGAACACACCCAACAAGAAGTTAGGATATACTCATCGTATGAGGGCAACAGCTACACTAGCGCAATGCGCCGTTTAGCCAAACGCTTGAGACGAGATAATGCAGAAGCCGCTATAGAGTTGCATTTTAATGCCGCGTCGCCTTCTGCGACCGGGCACGAATGGTTATATTGGTATTCGTCAGAAATGGGTAGGTTGATGGCCCGCGCACTACGTGATTCTATGGAGGACGCGTTCCCTCAACTCACAAGCCGAGGCGTAAAGGCCCGCGGAAAGGGAAGCCGCGGCGCGATGTTTTTACGAACAACCCACTGCCCCGCGGTAATAGCCGAACCTTTTTTCGGGACCAACCCTGACGACTGGGAGCTTGCCCTTAAACACAAGGAAGGATTAGCACACGCGATTGCCGGGGGTTTATTTTTATATAAGGAATTAGCGAGTAGATGGGAGTGATGTAATGAAACTACCAAAGACGGTCACAATCGCGGGTAAGCGGATTAAATTGGTAGTTGATAAATTCAGGGGTGAGGACAGCGGCACGTTTGGCGAATACGCTCACGACGACAAGGTCATTCAAATTAATACAGGACTCTCAGACGAGGTGGTCCTAGACACTCTCAGGCACGAGATGATGGAAGCCAGCCTGTTTATATCTGGTATTGCTTGGTCTGAACGCTATGAACAAGAGCCTGTTGTTCGGTGCATGGAGGAAATTTTTTTCCCGGCGTGGGAAGCAACATTAAAAAGGATTAAAAATAAACCATGAAGAACTTAGACGATTCTGTAGAAGAGGCTTTAAGCTCTATGCCTTCCTTAACCGGAAAGGACAAAAAGGACAAGGGGCCTTTTCAACCCCGGTTTCCTGAGACGGCCAAGTATGAAAGCGGCATTCTTAGAACAAAAGAAGACCCCTATGCCGTAGGAGGCATCTCGTCAGGAAAGCAGGACATTGGGCGTAGGTCTTACGGCACATATCAGATTCGGTCACAGGAGATAGGGGACTTTGTAAAGGGACTCCCGGGCACTGCCCCCTATAAAAAGCTGAAGAGTTTAGTCACTGACAAAGAAGACCAGACTGATGCCTTTAATAAGGAGCATAAAAGAGTAGCCGCTGAGCACAACAAAGAATACGGGACCTTGCAGGAAGATTTTCGTATTGCGACAGGGTCAAAAGCTCAGAAACGCGTAGTGGGAAACTTAGGTATACAGAAGCTATCCAGATACCCTGACAGGTTTATTGATTATGTATTTGGGTTCGTTAACCAATACGGCGCAAACTTAGCCCCCAAGGCCGCGGCAACTATGGGCAAAGACCTAAGGTTATCAGCGGAACGGAAAGGCAAGCCTCTCTCGATGAACGAAATCGTGAACACGATGTCAGATTACCGGGTAAAAAACGCGCACATTAACTTTGCTAAGACCCGTAAAAAGTTCGGCGATAAGGCAATACGAAACCTGCAAAAAAGATTCGAGCATGAACGCAAGTCGTTCAGTGACCCGAAGAAAGACTTCACGCCTACTGTGCAAGAAGATAGGTCACCCATTAAAGGGGTAGACGCTTACCAGACAGGAGGGAAAAAAGGGCACGCGGACACTCCTTTTAAGAACATGATTCGTTCTCTAGGGGCATACACGGACTAGTAGTCATGGGCCGTCCTCACATTAGGAAACGGTTTAAGGATATCGATGACATAGTAGTGTATTCAACGTCCAGTAAGGACATTGAGCAAGCGCATAAACGCGCTTGCAGACTAGGGGCCTCCGCGTCATGTAACGCGGGAATAAGCTCACGAATGGTTGGGTTTTTAGGAGAAGTAGCAGTTTGCCGTTTTTTAGGGGTGAGGAGCCGTTACGTAGGTTTTGAACAATCAGCTTACGATATAGTTTACAAAAAACAGCGTATAGAAGTTAAGAGTAAAAACTGCCAGATGCGTCCCTCTCCAGAATTTAATGCTTTCGCCAATGGCCGTAAGGGAGTAATCCCGGATAATGATATTTACTTTTTCACTCGTGTTAAAAGTGACTACCAAAAAGTCTACCTTTGTGGCTGGTTACCCACCCCCACGTTCTTTGACGAGGCAAAGTTCCTAGCCAAAGGTATGGCAGACGATTCCGGTTTTGTGTTCAAGCTAAACGGCTACCACATTAATATTAGTGAACTGCACCCCGCTAGAGAGTTTAAAAAGCAGTATTAAGCGTAGGGGCTCGCGTCTTCAGGCGTAGAAATATAGAAAGGGAACCCGTCTCCTAGAGCCCCTGCTACATTGAACCAAAAGTATTCGGTCGCTTCTTCGTGGCTCATGTCTTCCGCGAGGATGCTTATACACTTTTCAATAGAGTATACTGCTCTAGGGCCTCCTTCAGCCTCCATATGTATCCCAAGAAAGGCGTCGTCCATGCCGTCCGGAATAAGTATATCAACCTTAATATTAAGGCCGTCTACGAAGTCATCTATTTCTTCTCGCGTCATACTACTATTGCTTCCTGCTTTTGTGAGGCTCCGATATCATACCTCTGCTCAAGGCTGATTGTCCAGAGCTTTCCTCCGCCAAACCCGACTGAGGATACGGGCCGTATGGCCGAGTTTGCCTTACTGGTTTCTTCCAGTATTAGCATACCCCGACGCACCGTTTCTAAATTGTTGGACATACCAACGTTCTTACCGTCATTAAACGCGTGTAAACCAACTTGGAATTCCGTTAAGGTTCCGGTCCAAGTCATGTCACCGTTTGCGTCGAATGAGTTCTCGTCTGTTTCATCGACCCAAGTCCGGGCTTTCTTAGCAAAGAACTCAACGAGTTCAGCTACCGAGCTTCGGCTGGAATTATCGTAGGCCGCGCTGGCAATAGACTTGTCGATGAAACTAATAACGCCGTAACGAGCGTAGCCCTTAACCTTATCCGGAACTTCCCAGTCCAGAATATACCGGGCAAAGTATGGAAGTTGTTCCGCTATGGTAGCTTCGAGTTCATCGTTAGGGGGAAACTCGCTGTTAGCATCATCCCTAACGCGCAGGGCTATAATCTTATCCCTGTTGGACGAATCAAGAGACGGTATAACCGACAGGCTATTCGCGTCCAAATTAACTGATAGCATCACGCGTCCGGTCCACGGGATCGTGACCGCGTCAGCATACTTGGCATTGTATTCAATTCGTGGGTTAGCTACGATCCGTTTAATAACCTCTGTGGCTTTTCTCTGGTCTTGGAAGCTGGCCGCGCTCACCGTGTCATCAATTACCCACGCCGCTTTACCCGCGAGGTCTTTGTTAAAGTTAGTTTGACCCGCGGCGTATTCACTCGCGTCAGCAAAACCGCCCATGAGAGCCGATATAATTCTGTTCGATAACAGGCTTTTACCTCGGTTGGTTGGGCCCACAAATATCATGCACTGCCCTTGGTCACGTTTCTTGTAGAGGACGGCCTCGTATGACCGTTTAATCCACGCTTTTAAAACGTCTGTGCCGTCTACAAACATTTGATCGATGAGGCCCAGTATTAACGGGCACTTAGCCGGGTCTCCGCTATCGGCTGGTTGGACAGGGTCCACGTTCGATGTGTTCAGGATGCGGTGCGAGTTATACTCAACCACGCGCTCGTCTGAGAACACGACAGGAGCAACCTCATCGATTCTGTTTTCGTTACTGACGGCCAGTATGGCGAGCTCTACTTCGCTACAGGGTTTTCCTTTCTTGGGTCTCGCAGAGAACCCGTCCCTACGTAGTTCCATTATTAGTTGATCCCGGGGGACCGTAACGGCCCTACCGTGGTTGAGCTTATAGAAGTTTTTACCGTTGAACCAATACTGGTCTAATAGTGACCCATATTTCTTTGTCTCGTATTCCTCCACGAACTTTGGCCCGAGTAGGTCGCTCCACGACAGAAACCCTCTGCCGTCTCTGTCGGAGTAGCAGACTATGCCCTCTTCCGTCACCTGACACCCTTCCCTTTCTACAAAAGGTTCGACCCAAAACAAAGGCCCCCGAGAACCTACATTAAATTCACCGTTCCACCTGTCCGGCCATCTTTCTTCAACCTCCTTCGCTACCGCGTCAATAGGTATTGCGGTAGCCCCTGTTTTAGGCGGTGACTTAGACGCGGCTTTAAGTAATGCGGTGCGGTATACAGTAGGCTCTAGAGGATCGCCGATCTTTACCCAGTCTGTCCCGAGCTCAAAATATTTCGTAGGTTCCAATGTGGTCTTATCAAACCCAGCAAATATCCGCTCCACGCCCAGTAGAGAAGCCAACTCTTTCATAAACGGACCATACAGCTCTGGAGCTATAGGTAGCTTTTTCTGGAACTCATATACTGTTCTGATATAACCAGAGTTGGTTCGAGTTCGCCACGTAGGCATCGCCCCTTTGTAATTAGCTTCTATCTGTTTGTCGACGATATCCCAGTCGAGTGGCGCGTCGTAGTCGATTGCGAAACCCGTCATAGCATTAACGGGGTTATCCTCGGATATACGCTCACCCGGAGAGTCTCCCTCAGCTAATGAATAGAATACGTGGTCCGTGTCTGACTTCTTACACCACTCCCTGAACTTTGCCTTTGAGTCGAACTCAGGTTTACTAGGTTCTATTTTAGACGGGTCGTCTAGTTTGTGCGCTTTATGATCTCGTAGGTTTTTTAGGTATCTCATTATTTTTCGTATCTTGTTAAAACTTTGCCTTCTGCATCGAGCGGAATGTCTGGAATCCACTCGGGCGGTGTTTTGAAAATTTCTATTACCCGGTCCAGTTTTTCGTCCGCTTCATCCGCGTCCACTTCCACGAGGACCTCGTCATGCACATGGCACACGATCTGCATCCCTTCGTTATGCATACGGAGGAGAGCGTCAGAAAATATGTCGCGGGCTAAAGCCTGAGACGCATTCTCCGCAAGGAGCCCTCCGTAGACTTTGACCGGGCGTCGTGTGGAGTTTTTCACAATGTGTGCAAAGTGATCCCGTGCGGGCCTGTCCGGGTTGCCTTCCCGCGGATGGGACTGAATTACTCCGTAGTTCAAACGTCGTCCTGACGGTAGTCTCGTGATGTATTTTTTATCCATCAGGTTGGACTTACCTAAATCACGAGATAGCCTGTTCCAGTATCCAACCACCCTATACATCTTTTCCCTGTATAAGTCGACCGCTTGTTCGGCTTCGGCCTCACTCATCCCGGATATTAGAGCAAACTTTTTTGGACCTACGCCGTAACCGCACCCTAAGACCATGGTCTTAACCCGGTGTCTTAGTTTAGGGTCCGCTTCCTTCAAAGGCTCATCGCCTTCATACATCCCGAAGAAGTTAGCGAACACCTCGTAAATATCGTCAGAGTTTCTAATGTCTTCGAGAATGTCTTTAGCTCCCGACAACCAGCACAGCGTCCTAACCTCGATTTGCGCTAAGTCGGCGACGACAAGACGTTTATCAGGGGGCGTAGCTATAAGGTGACGTAAATTACACCCAAACATTTCGCCGCGTGGAAGGTTCTGTAAATTCAAAGACCCACCAGACCCGCTAAAGCGCCCGGTCATCGACGCCCCGAAATACATCAGGTTACCATAAAATCTTCCGTTTGACATTGTGGCGTAATCGAAGCTCTCGAGTTTGCGTTTCAGCGCATTTACACGCCTATATTTTCGCACTCCCTCAATCCACATAAACTTTTTGCCATTTACGCGAATCCAGTCGTTCGCAGTTTTATCTGACAGGGCCAAACTTTCAGGAGGCTCTAATCCTAACTTGCGGCACTCCGCATTAAATGCCTTCCTTGATAAAGGAGGAGCGTAGTCAATCCACGGTATACTGTTCTCCACCTCGAAGAGTTCTAGAGCTATATCCTCCTTTTGCTTTTTCAATAGTTCGGTATCGATAGGTAAACCCCTTTGCGAGCATATGCGATTGATACGGCTCACCCGCCTCTCGAACTCAGGCCATCTTTTATTTAAAGCGTCCCATAGTTTTAAACAATAGACCGAGTCAGACGTAGCGTATTCTAAAACCTCTTTCTGAAAGTCGGGGTCCATCTTGTCCCACTTCTTGCCCTTCATGTTATCACGAGTCTCCTTACTGAGGTCCACGCCTAACACTTCCTCTGACGCTTTCTTTAGGCTCCTTGGGTGGCCGCAGTAGACGGCCATATCAGCCGTGCAGTGCCATTCCTTAGCTTCGACTAAAGGCCACCACCCCCGGTCAGCTCCGAACAGGTAAAGGGTCTCGTCGAACCCAGCGTTGTGGGACAGGACCACTTGGTCTTCGAGAAGTGACCAGTCAAAATCACGGGGGTTACCTACGAACTCATACCCGTCATCCCCGACCACGCTCACAAGATAGGCGTCAAAGTCAGGATGATTAAAATAACCGAGAGGACCCAGTGTCCTAATACTACACTGGTTGTCGTAATACGTTTCAAAGTCTACTGCGTAAGTCATATATTAGTGCATAAAAAGCCCCGGCGGCGTCTTGGGCAAGCACCGCCGGGGCCGTTGCGGGAACGGGGAAGACAAACCCGATTCCTGATTATTTGGATTTCTTGCCTGTGTTTAGCTCAAGCTGAACAGGCTGTCTATCGAGCTCGTTTTCAAAGGCGGTGCAGAGGGCGTCCAGCCGTTCACGGGCCGCTTGCATCTCTCCCATCTTCTCGTCGAGGTCGTCCTTAATCTTGGTCACTTCTCCGAGCTCAGCCCGGATCAGCTCCGCGTATTCAGTGTCGTTAGGCATATGTTTATCCTGTTATACGTTCAATGAATTCACGGGCCTCAACAGGCGCGTCCTCTTTAGTAGCTGTCAGGGTTGGAATAAACCAGCTGTGACTACCTTTAGTGATAAGCTCAGAGCCAAACGTCCATACCTTCGCGCAAAGCGGCAGGTCGAAGTTAAACATCTGAAACGTGCACAGGCGCTTATAGGTGCAACGGTAACCGTCCTTGGCCACGTTAATTTTACCGAGCGCGTAGTTCGCGTTACCTACCGGGTATGGGTAGCTGTCGTCATCAGCTCCTTCGGGCTGAGGAAACAACAAGGTGATGTCCGCAAAAGGGAGCATTTCCCCCCATGTGCTATCCTCCTCAATGGATTCCTTCTGACTTTCGTTAGAAGCGATCCGCGGCATCTCGTCCGATCCGAACGGGATATTTTCACGCCACCCCTTTGTAGCGTTAACTACAATAGCTGGGCAGGTCTCGTCCTTCTCAAGCAGTGTCGATTTGCGGTCGATGACTACCCCTCCTACAGGGCCTTCGATTTGGCTCATCTTCTGAACCAAGTTAAGCCGCGGAATTTCAATGTCCGCTGGCGTGATAAGAAGCTGGGGGCCTGATGGCCGTGCCAACTCTTCTTTTTTCTTTTGGGCTACCTTACTCATTTTTAATGTGTTTATTTATTTATTTATTTATTTATGTGTTTTTACTTAGTCTCACTCAGCGTATAACGCGTCGCGGAGACGGCGACTATATCCGCGTCCTCTGTGGCCGCAAGGAAATCATTAGAGGCTTGGCCCTTCTCGCCCTCGGGGGCACGCTCCCCGGCCAGTGCCGCGAGCTTTGCAAGCGGTATATTTGCTAGGCTCAGGACGTCTTCTCGACTCAAATCAAAGTCTTCAGCGACTTCCATTAATTTTTTGTTATCCGTGCATTTTCGCGTGGAACCCATTGACCTAAGACGCAGGGTCGAAAACTCAGTCCCGTCCTTGGCCATATCAATAGCCTTTGTTTTAATACGACTGGCCCAGTTAGATACGATCTTAGCCACGGCCCATAACTGCTCAACGACTTCAGGATCGTCGGGATCGGTAATGTCAATCGCTGGGAGCATAGACACGCGTGAAGCGACCTCGACAGCGACGCCTCCCAGCGCAGGGCAGTGGTCCTCGTGCTTACAGAAGCGGCAGTTCACTGTAGGCGAAAGGAGGTCCATGTCCGGATACTCGCCGTCTCCCCACATGGGCCTAACTTTCTCACCCCGCCTGATGACCTTAGATAACTCCGCGGTCAGGGTAGGGACGTCCTCCCGGGTAAAGTCATCGTGAAGGACCTGCTCCCTTACGGGCACGTAGAACACGAACGTGAGATTCTCAATATCAGGATACTTCTGGAAAGCGCCCAGCACGTAAGCCTTTGCCTGCCAGTTATCTCTTGGGGAATCAATAACGGATATTCCTGTCTTGTAATCGGCCATCAGCGCATTGCTCCCGGCCAGTAATAACCTGTCACACGTCCCCCACGTTTCGGTCCCGTCCAACTCGACCGTAACTTGGATTTCGTTAAGCTCCTCGTAAGGATCGTCACCGAAAAAGTTTTCAGTAAAGGACTCTTCATCACTTACGATCTGCTCATAAATTGATAACTCTTCGTCGTCATGTAGGGCCGAAGGGTCTCTAACCTCAAGAGCCTCGTGGATACGCGTGCCTTTTTCAGCCGCGGCGCTGGTCCCTTCCCGCCCGTCATACCCGGCGCACCCGGATACGTATTTGAGTGATGATGGGGAGAACTCTGCGTGGTCCCGGCTGGTGTGGTCTGGTGAATTACTCATTTTAATAATGTGGTTATCTATTTTGATAATGTGGCCTCGGGTGTTCAATGCTGGGAGAATACAACAAAACCCATGTGCGGAGCTCTCTTCCGCCTCTAGTCCCGAGGCCTAATCGTTAGCCGTGCAAGGCCGTTAAATTGTTCAGTTTGTTTTTGATAGCGGTCATTACCGTTTCCTCGACAGAGTCAGCGGCAACAAGAATTTTTTGAAGAGCGTGGCTCTTAGCTCCGTTACGGTGAATACGACCAAGCGCCTGTAGGTGGTCCTTAGCGTTAAAGCTAGGGCTAATAAGCGATACGCGTGCGTGCTTGCCATTAACGTCGTGCAGGCTCAATCCTGTCCCGCCAGCCGCGATGTTCACGACAAGGACTCTCGTGTGGTCCGCTTGGAAATCGTCAATCGCCTGTTGCCTGTGTTCAGCGGACTGTCCCCCGACCACGCAGTCGCAGTCCAGTTGTTCGCACAGGGCCTCAGCCGTGTCCCGGAAGTTGACAAAGCAGACCACGGACTTCCCTTCGGAAACGAGGTCGGTCGTCATGTCGACCATGTCCCCTACCTTAAACGACTCGGCCAGTTGCCTCGCCTGTAGCAGGCGAACAAGAACGTGGTCACTTTCAGGCAGGGAATCTCCGTTCTCTACAAAGCTCTCGATAATGGCAGGCGTGATACCGAGCTCATCGTAGGCTTTGATAATCTTCGCTGAGTCCTTGAACGCGACAGGCTCCACAAACACACGGTTCTCTTTGAATGAGTCCGGGAAGTTGTCAATGACCAGTCTGCTCCCTTGCCCGTGACGCCCGTAGATTTTATCGTGAACGTCCGCTAGTCTTTTCCGGCTAAGCAGTCTCCACTGCCCCCACCTGTCCTGAGCGCATCCGTTGAGTTCCATCCACCCGTGCCAGTGGTTTGGACGTTTATTAAGATCATGTAGACCGAGCATGAACCCTAGCGCACGCATCTCGGTAGGGTCCTCTGCCGCGGTCGCGGACATGGCGTGGATTAAATGGCCCCCTGCTTTTGCCTGTTCAACTAAACTGATCAGGAGCTGAGCGTTCTGTGTCCACGGCGACTTACACTTATGGACCTCGTCTATCAGTATCAGGGTAGGTTCTTCTAGGTTCCACGTCATAATCTTCTTTCCTCGCTTGGACATGAAAGGCGTCTTGCCAGTGCGAATCTTCTCGTAGTTGAGCACGAACTCAGGCTCGACTCCCATCTCGATAAGCTCCCGGTCCCACATGGGTATGACCGCCTTAGGGCATATAACAGCTACCCTTTTAATGTCTCGCCTCAAGTCGTTCCGGTAAAACTTTTTAGAAAGCGACCGGGCGATGAACGAAGCGACGACGGTCTTTCCCGTGCCCACTTCGCTAGTGTCTAGCGTATGCCTCCCCGCCCTTAGGTGATTAAGAAAGAATTCGGCGGCGTTAGCCTGCGCTGGGAATAGTGTCTTCATAACTGCCTGCCTTACACGAAGATCAGTTAGCTGTCCAGAAAAAGTTTGAACGCTGGCGTTTTACGGTTGGCGTTCCGGAACTTGGCTTTTGTAGTCAAAAGCTCCATCCTCAAGGCCTCGCAAATCGCGTCCACTTCTTCCGAGGTGTAGGAGTAATTATTTTTATTCGAAAGGTTACCAAGAAGCTCCATCTGCTTTATGAGCTTATTAACGCGTTTCTCGGCCAGCCTTTTGAACCGTTCGTTCTTTGTCTCTTTCTTAGGCTCTGGGGGCTCTACTTGCTCCGCTTGCTCCGCTTGCTTGGCCTTAATGGCCGGGTTCACGAGGTCCCGCCTGAGGTAGTGGTATATCTTCTTAAAGCCCTTGCCGTGAGGTTTTCGATAGACTCCTTTGAAACGAGCCAACCGAGGCAGTATCCGGAACTGAACATGATGCGCTACCTCGTGAGCCGCGGTAATCATCAGGCGGTCGTAGATGTCCGACACCTCACAAGCGCCTATGACCGGGTGGTCGTTGAACGAGGCATACTCTGTTTCGATCCCGGGCTTGGTGCTGTGTTGCCAGTATTGCAGGTTGACCTGAATGACGTGAGCGCCTCCGTAAGTAGCGCCGCGGAAGTTTTTGTCGACGACCCGGGTTACCTCGACCGCCTTGTCGACGTCGGCCTTGGTGATGCCCAGCTCGTATTCTTTTTTCTTCAAGAGGTTCATGCATTTACGCACTGTCTTCTTGATGAATATCTCGTATTGTTTTTTACTCATGGTTTGTCTTCTGGTTTAGTTTAACTTTAGGTTTACTTGATCCACTCAGGTGGCCGCTTGCCGAACCACCCTGTCTTATCGACCTGCCCCTTGGTCGGCTTGTTCTTCAGGACCCGATACCTTTTCAGGAACGTGTCCAGATCACCCGCGGAAACCCACGCGCTTGAGTATTGTTTACTGCGCGGCAGGAGAAAGCCTCCCGGCAGGAAGACCGAGACGTGGTATGCCTTGCGGCGTTTGATCAGCTTGAGCTTGCTGAAGAGCCCTGTTGATTTTGACTTGAGATATAGGGTGTGTTGTTTTGTCATGTGCACACTATAGCAGATCGTGTTTTTGAAAATCCCAGAAAAGACTTGAATTAACCTAAAACGAACCGTGCAGGCCTTATAAAATAAAGGATAAAAAAAATTCATAGAAAAAATTTGACGTTATTTTAGAAGCAAAAGACGAGTGTTCAAAGACACGCTGGAGAAGGGTATAACTCCCTTGTTTACGCTGTCCGGAAATCTCTTCCGACTCTATTCCCGTCTTCAGCCTCTATACTATAGTAGCCAGAAAGGGTCTGTTTTTTAACCCCCTAAGTAATTTTTATTTACTTTTTTTCTCGCGTATGTATCTCGCTATAAGAAACGCGTCGATTAACCCATCGTGCGGTTTCTTTGCCCGGGAAGATTTTCTCCAACACTCACCCGGCACAAGCTCGTCAGCGACTTCCAGAGCCCGTGACTTTGTCTGCCCCTTAGGAATGAACTTACCAAGTAACGCCTTCTGCCAGTTACGGACCTCGACGCATTCCACGTCCCAGCCCCTGCTCTCGGCCATGCCTAGTATTTTTCCGAACGACAACGCCATCGACCGGACAGCTTGCGATGACCTAGCGTGCCTGAGCGGTTCTTCAATCGCTAACGTGAAGGGCGTATTGTGGTCAACTATCCAATCATAGACTTTGATAACGTCGACCTCGCGCTTACCTGACCTCTGCTTAGTGGGCATGACCATCTTAGAAATCACGCTACCGTCATGCACGGCCACGCTGACCAGTCCACCGTCGAGCCCGTTATCGATTCCTACGATCACAGTGAATCAATGGCCTTCTTCTTGACCAAAAGTCCTTCCCCGTCGCTGGGGAGAAACACGTCTATGTTTTTGCCGAGCATTTGTATAAAGTAAACTTCTTTAGCCACGCGAGGCACTACCAAGTAAAACTCACCGAACGCGATCTCGATCTCAAACTTAAAGTCCGCGGGAGAGACCTCACGCCGAAATAGCACACGCGGGTTTTCCACGAGTAACTTATCTGGAAACATCTGCGTAGGTTTCATCGTCTAGGAATACCGGGGTAGCGTCCCCGAAATCGTTACGGAGGAACTCGAACTCGTAACGGTTACGGGCTTCGGTAGAGCTTAGTCCTCCTGACTCGAGCAGTTGTAACGTTATCTTTTTGGAGTAACAGGCTACCGGGGCACACTTCCGAAAGGATTCTACGCTCCCGATAAAAGCGTCCTCAAGACCTGAGTATAATAGAAGGACCGAGTCCGGGTCTTCGTGCGTGTCTGACAAGTTCATTCATTCAGAGGGTTCCGGTTCTACGTCGATAACTTTTTTGGGGCTGACCTTTATGGCTCCGCCTCCTCTGTCCGCTTTTGTGTTGTTCAATATATTAATGTCTATCTGAACACCCCCACTGCCTCCTGCGTTCTTGGCATTAAGTCCTAAGTTCCTCCGGATCAGCTGGTCCAGTTCGCTCAGCTCACGCACGCTTCGGGGCCCACGTAAGTTTTTCATACTGTCACGCAGGAGCCTGATCGCCGAAGCCGCGACGTAGGATTGATACTTTTCCGCGGGGCTACTCTTCGACTCGGCCAGTTCCATCATCGCCTCGTCCTCGGCTACACGGGCGTCGTGCTTGGCTACCTTGATAGCCTCCTCGGTCTTGTTCTCTAGGTTATCCTCGAGCGCGGTCTTTAGAGGGTCGGGGTCGTCGGGCCTCGGATTCTCTCCGTGAGAGTTAACCTTTGGCGTGACCCCTTCTTTCCTAAGCCAACGGCGGAGAGTAGACACGTTAATGTCGAGCTCTTTGCATATGTTGACCATTGTATAATCCTGATTATACAACTCAATAGCTCGTTTAAGGAGCGTGGACTTTTTAGAAACTTTCGACAAGTGACTTACTATATACTACTTTTATAGTAATTTCTAACCAAAATGGCCGCGTCGAAACTAGAACCCTTCATTGATTCCAAAACGCAAAAAATGAACGTCGGAGGAATGGTGATACCACCAACCAACACGCTCACGGCTTTGCTTTACGGGTTCGCCCACCACAAGAAACCAAAAGCGAGAGAATACTATTTTTGGCGCGTAGCCGATGAGTTATGGAACAAGCCTGACTTACCGGCCCCCATGATGGTTAAACACCCGTGGGCGGAGAAAATGATTAGGGCCGCGCTGGACAACAAGTATTTGGCTATCGGAGGAGCCGCGTCGTCAGGAAAGAGCCACACGATGGCCGCGTATGCTATCGTGTCGTGGTTGTCGGCTCCTCGTGACACTCTGGTCCTGATCACGTCAACGACGCTTCGTGAAGCGCGGAAAAGGATTTGGGGAAGCGTCATATCATTGCTGTCCGTCATAGACGGTGCACCGTGCAGGATACGGGATTCAATAGGCAACGTGTCCTACATCAACGAGAAAGGGACCCTGATCGAGTCCAGAGGGCTGAGCCTGATCGCGTGTGAGAAGAGTAAGGAGCGGACCGCGGTCGGTAAGTTCATCGGCATAAAGAGCCGAAAATTATTACTGCTCGGCGACGAGCTCTCGGAGATCAGCGAGGCCATTTTAAACGCTGGACTTTCTAATCTCAGCTCTAACCCGGAGTTCCAGCTAATAGGCATGAGTAACCCGGCAAACAGGTATGACGCGTTTGGTGTTTGGAGTTGTCCAGAAGGGGACGGGTGGTCATCCGTTTCAAACGACGCTGACGAATGGCGGACTAAATACGGGGGTCTGTATATCCGGTTGGACGGTGAGCGGTCCCCTAATATCCTAGCCGGGGAGACCATATATCCGTGGTTATTAACCGAGGAAAAGCTGGAAGAGAACAGGCTGTTGCTAGGTCCTGAGTCACGGTCATACAAGCGAATGGTGTCAGCAGTGTTCTTTGACGGGGACGAGGACGAGAACGTTTACTCAGAAGCGGACATATCAAGCGGGCCCATGACCGCCGTTAAATGGAAAGGTAAGCCTATCCCCTGCGCGGGATTAGACCCGGCGTTCAGTAACGGCGGTGACAGGTGCATTCTTTACACGGGTCTTGTCGGGTATGATGAGTCCGGCCAATTTGTCTGCGAGCTTGGCGACGCGATACCTCTCCTAGACGATGCCACCAACACCGCGGTCCCTCGTTCATATCAACTAGTGAAGATGATGAAGGAGGAGTGTCAAAAACGCGGGATAGAATCGACGAATATCGCGGTGGACGCGACCGGAGCAGGGAACCCAATGTGCGATATAATCGAATCGGAAGGGATGTCAGGAATTTTAAGAGTGTCATTTGGGGGAAGGCCGACCGATAAGAGGGTCAGCGCCTCGTCTAAGATGTGTGGTCACGATGTATATACAAATAGATGCACGGAGTTATGGTTTGCAGGAAAAGAACTCATACGGACTAAGCAGTTGTTTGGGGTGACTAACGAGCTCGCTAAAGAGATGGTAGGCCGAAGGTATGACATGATCAAGACGGGATCGCTCAAAATGCGAATTGAGACCAAGCCAGAGTTCCGTTCTCGTCTGGGTAAGTCACCTGACTTGGCTGACGCGGCCTTTTTGTGTATTGACGTGGCTCGCCAGAGGCTGGGGCTTGTGCCTTCCGAACCCGTTTCTAGGGCCGGAGGCCCCGTAGGACAAGGGATACGCAAGTCTATAAAGAGCCTAACGTCTACTTTATCGGGTGAGGCTTTCCACCCTGACTAAAGCAGTTGAAAAGTTACATATAAAGGTGCTCACAGTTTACGCTGTTTACAGCATAAAACTGTGAGCAGGGTAATAAGAAAGTTTATATAGTGTATACGGAACCCTGTGTTGACTTTGACAGTTGAGAATTTACGTTATACAACCGCATTTATTTTTACTAATACTCTGATATAAAATGGCTAGACGATCACCTTTTGGAGCAGGCCGAGGACGCCGCCCCTCCCCCCGTTCTTCAACCCCCACCAGAACACAAAACCCGCAAACGACTCCGTCAAGGGGCGCTTATAATGATGATGACGAGGCCTTGCGTAAAGCCAAGGAGAGAGCGGCAGGACGTGCGCCCATGACCGGAAGGACTCCCGGAGGAGCTGTCGAAGAAGTAGTGGGCGCGAAGACCCCGGCTGACGCTGATAAGTTCCTAAAGAAAATGGAAAGCCGTTCAGTTGACTTGGGAGGAGGGAAGATTACCCCGGCCAAGGCGATGGAAATGAGGGCTAAGGGCCAAGCGGTCCCTACGAGTATGTTACCTCTTTCCGAGCGTGGTCCTAGTTACACAGATACCGCGAGGGGTCGTATATATAAAGGAAACTGGTATGATTCCAAGGGTCAACTACGCGCTCCTGAAGAGATCGACAAGTCAGGAGGACGTGAGTCTTCAGCCGCGCCGACGATGTCGCGTGGGGAAGGGACGAAGTTTTTTGGAAGTTTTGGTCAGCCTGAGAGGTTTCAGGACGCTGAGAAGACTATAAGTCCGGGTTCTCGTAAAACTCCTGCGTCGATAAAATACGGGGAAGACTCAACAGCTTTTGAAAAAGCCCAGACGGCGAGGGTAAATACCCGATCCGCTAAAAGGGCTCGCCGCCAAGCTAAAAAAGCAGGCGGGGTGGGACTCCCTCCCGGATACGCAAAGCCCAAGGGTGATCAGTTAAGACAAAGGCAAAAGCTGGCAGAGCGTATGATGAGAGACATATCAACAGGGGCAGAACCCGAGGAGAAACCAAAAGGTTTTCTCGCTGAACTAGGTAGCGGACTAATGAGTGGCGCTAGGACCCTACTGACCGGAAAGGACGCCGCCACACGACGCAGGGAAGCCGCGGATAAACGAGAGGCTAGTTATATCGAGGAAGGAGCCGACGCAGGCCTTGACGAAAGGTTAGTCAAGAGTTTCTTACAAAAACAGCGGGCCAAAGCCGCTAGTGCAAAGGCTAAACAAAATGAGGGCTCAGCCCGTCAGGCTTCCATAGACAAGCAAAATGAGCTTTTGGAAAAAGACGACGCGACAGCCGCTTTACGAAAACAGGTCGCTGACCTGATCAAGAAACAAGCTGACGAAGCAAAAAAGAAAAAAGACGAAGACGATAAGTAATGGCACTTTCTGACTTACTCAAGCCGTTCGGGACTTCGAGCATGGGCCGTAGGTCCATTACTCGTGAGTCGACACACATAAAAAACGCCGCGAAGAGAGCGGGACTATACACGCAGGCGGGCAAACAACTCATGGCCCGTTCCGCTGAGGTAAGGCTTAACGAAGAGCCTGCCGGGGCAATGACCCAAGACTGGCGAGAAGCTAGTCAGGCGGCTGAAGACATTAGGGCCTTACAGCAAACGGGAGGCTTTGACCCGATTAAAGACATTAAGCCTTTACAGCAACAGTGGTTTCAAACCGTCCACGGTTCCGACAAGTTGACCGAACGCGAAAAGCAACAGCTACGGAATAAGTATGACCGGGAGTTTAGCGTGCTCGGTGAACAACAGGCGAAGGAAGAAGAACGGGAAACGAAAGCGAAGCTGGACCAGTTGTCTATCTTGTCTGGTCAGCAAGGCTTACTGAGGGGCCAGCAATCGTTAGCTAGGGGAGAAATCGACATGAAGCAGGCCGAGCTTAACCTCGGGGCTTCGCGGCTGGACCAAGAACTGGCCCAACAAAGGCTCCGCGCAGGCGAACAGTCTTACGACGCCGGGACCGTGAGTTTAGACAAACTAAAACGAGACACTGAACGGGAGAAAGAAGCCGAAGATTTACTGCCAATACTGGGTGATTTCTTAACTCAGATTAATGACAAGTCTATCGGCAGACGAACCTATACAAATGAGCTTGGAGAAACTGTTTTTGAACCTACTGAAATAGCACGACCGGAAGATTTGCAGTCCGAGTTACTAAACTTTCTAAACCAAAACCCGCGCGTCCTTAACAGCCCGACAACCGTTAAGATGTTTGAAAACGCTTACGGTAGGGTCGGCGGAGACCTTAATTTCTTCAGGCAGAAAGTTTCCCGGGACGACGCTTTCATTAATCAGATGGCGGCTAACGCGTCCTCGGCTGGTATTTATATTTCATCTGAGCAAATGGCAGATAAGAGCGCCATTATGAAAGCCGTTTCTGACGGTTTTAAGAAAAAGATTACAGACGCACAGGCCTTAGTGACCGAGAAGAACAGAACATACGCCCGTGTCCGTGCGCTCGAGCATTACGTAAAAGCAATAAACGCGTGGACTGGTAGCATACCCGACGATGCTAAGGACATACCTACCTTAGACGTCAACTCGATGAGGGCGCGTCTGACCACCGACTTAGGCGCAGTCAGAGAATTCTTGGGCGCGGTCATCGCGGAAACCGCTACGATCAAAGAGGCTAAGCTCATACTAGGTAAAGAGATAGAAAGCGTGCAGGAATTAATCGACGGGGACAGCTATACCAAAAACAAGGTAACCGACAACCGTGCTGTGCTCGGTATTTTACAGCAGGTTAAGTTGCTCGCGCTTCGAGTTAACACAATACACAGCGCGAAGATGATTGAGCAAATGCAAAATCTTACTAAGGACGACGCTATCCTGTTAGATCAAAAAGATTCAAGGTTCCCCACACCTTAATAACCAGATTACATTTATGCCTGAGCAGACCGTATTGCCCACTGGGCCTAAGCAGGACTTGTCTCCTGACGGGGCCTTTATTCACGGTGAGGCCGTAGACCCGGCCATCACGGAATGGGAGACCCTCGACGATTACGCGAATTATACACGTGACGTTTACATCAGCGATTTATCAAAAGGAATTAGGAGATTCGACTCAGGAGACCCTAACCAATACGACCAGTCCCTTGATTACATAGCGGGCGTTTCGTATCAGGGGGCTTTAAAGTTTGACCCTGATCTACAGCCTCAGGACTGGTTAGCTAAAATACTACCTGAGAAAACGGACTCCTTTAAAAAGACACAGGAGTCTTTCCTTGCTACCGGAGGCGGGCAGGACACCGACATATACTTCTGGGAGCAGGGGCACGGAACTCTTGAGGAAACGACTTTTATTGACGCTTCGGGACAGCGCGTCACTGAATATAAAGAACCTGACGAAAACACGCCCTTAACGTCTCTAGAAGAGCTTATTAAGCTATCAAAAACAGACGATTCTGAGGAACTGCAAACGCGCATTAAGATGGAGCGGAAGCGGCACGCGCTTGGAATTGCCTCCACACAGAATTCTACGGGAGACCTAGATGAAATCCTACCGTTCTATGCGTATAACGATGAGAACGGCACGCGTCATTTGGTAGTAGGGGATACCGCACACCTACGTAAATGGCCCAGCCTTCAGGCCGCTATTAATACGTCTTTGGAACGCGAGGTTATACACCCCCGGGACATCCCAGACATTGCGCGACGCTTAGGGAGTGCGGACGGCAAAGTCCACACGGACACTTTAGCTGACATTTCCGTAGTCGACAGGCTGTCCGAAGTTCATTTCGGTTCTCAGGAACGGATACAAGCTGAACAAGAAGCGAATATTGAGCAGGCAAGAAGATGGGCGGGAGAAGGAGGAACCGTAAGAGATTTTGAACGTGTTACGAAACACCCGAACCCTGCCTTTTACGCTCCTATAAGGTCCCTTAAAATTTTATTAGGCATAGCGTCTTTACAAAAGGATAAGGAAATCATTAAGTCCGAAGGGACCGCGACCCAAAAGTTTCGTTTGTCTAAGCGCGACGAGGACATAGGAGGACTAGAGTTCTTTGCGGGTCTTGGAATCGGTTCTGAATTAGCGTCCGTGTTTGGCTCTGAAAAGGACAGGCCCATCGATTGGTGGTATCAAGAACACGACGCGTCCGACCCTTTCTCTAGAGAGGTCAGGCCCTCGGATGACCTTGTCGAGAAGGGTGATATTTCAGCCGACAAGTTAACTCCTGAATTTATTCTCAAAAACCTCCGGTCTATCTTGGGAGAACAGTCTTCTGACTCCAACATACTGAACGGAGCCATTTCGTTTACCGCGAACCACATGAACCTTCGCGGACAGTTCCATCATTTTACCGACCCAAAATTTAGGCATCACAACATCAGGCAGTTCGGAGACATGGTCGTGGCCACGCCTACCCTCATGGCCAACCGTGCTTTTTTTGAGAAGGCATTAGCCGACCGCCCTGACCTCAGTAAGTCCGAAAAGGAACAACTAATAGCTTATAGGCAAGCGTGGTGGACCCAGACGGCCAAGGATTATGAATCTATACTCAACATGGCCCCCGACTTTGTCGCGGACAAATGGTCAGAAGCTCGTGCTAAAGCCGCGGCTGAGGGTAAGGAATTAACAGAAGCCTTGGATGAATTCCTATCTGATGAGGATAATTATAACGCCTTAAAAGGAGGAATTAATAGGGTCACCAACAGCGTAACCGACAACTGGAACTCTATGGTTTGGGGCGTCATGGCCGCGGCGACGTGGGGCGATTGGTCCAAAACATTTACGCAAGCGCAGTCCAAGGTCCATAAGGAAATGGCGAACCGAAAGATGG